NCCTGACATGTATTACAGCTTTCACAGGTATCACACAGCTCGCAGGCTTCGCATTCTGTTACCGACTGCTCACACACGTTGCATAATTGACATCCAAAACATTGCTCACAAACCACACAGAAAGCCACATTCGACTCGCAGACGTTGCACAGCTCGCACGAATTGCAGGTTTCGCAGGTCTCGCAAGACCCTACTGTTACTTGACATGCATTGCAGTTTTCACAGGTATTGCATATCACACAACCTGACTGAGTTGAAACGCATAACTGACACACATCGCATGACTGGCATCCTGCTTGAGTCGTATAACAGTTCTGACAAGTATAACAGTTAGAACAACCAGATTCCTCATTCACACATTTCTGACAGCTAAAACAGACGTAGCAGAAAGACTCACCTAAAGTCTGTAAATCATCCATGCCTTCTATACGAGTACTTTCTGTGGCAGTATTCTTCGACACATTTTTAATTCTAAAAACTTTAGCATCAAATGAACCCGATTCATCAGCCGCTCTTGCCTTTGTTACCTTCAACTTCCGTGTAGGAAATAGTGTATACCCTTTCACACCAAATGTAGTATCAAGAGTCGTAATTGGCTTCGAGACCATATCTCGAATACCTTCTGCAATAGTTTCTGCATCTGTCTTATTTTTAATGTATGTTTTTAATGATAAAGTTTCTCTCACTCCATATTTATAAAGCACCTTATAGTTATTCCGCTCAACCTTCTTAAACTTCTGATTCGAAGGATTCTGGTCATATTGAATCTTAACCTTATTCCGCACAAATTTATGGTCTTTTGTTACCTTCCAAGTGCGGTAGTCTGCTTCAAATAACTCCAGAGTACCTGCTGGCACAGTCGGCTCATACGCCTCAAAAGAAAGCTTACCATCTTCTGTGGGGCTAAAGAAAGCTATAATACTTCGTCCAATAGTCTGAAGCACTTCTCTTGAAGAAATATCCGTATCCAAATAGATGCATAAAGCATAAGTTCGAACTAGGTTTGTATCAATAAATGATTGAAGGTCTAAGTCATCATCTATAAAACCCAGGTAAGTCTTCAGTATATCTTTAGCAATGTCAGCTCCTTTATACCACATAGTACCATTATCTGTAAACCCCTTAGCATCAACCTCCAAAACATCTCCATTTATAGCACTAAAAGCAATATTCAAAGTAAATTCAGCATTGGGTAAATCTTCTGTGTAATCGGTGCCTGATGATAATACCGTATCATTCTTTCGAATCTCTACTATCTCTTTTATCTTACGACCTGCTATCTTCCACTTCCCACCTGTCCCTACTGTAGGGTCAATGCAGACAGGAATAATATTTTCTTTCTGTCCATAAAAAATAGGAATAGGCTTACCATCATCTGTATCAGCCATGTTTGGATGATTTGACTTCCAATAATGGTCGATAGGTATTTGAGAGAAAGTCCCAACCCGAATATCTTTTACACTAAAAATTGCTTGTTCGTCTGCTACATGAATATCTGAAACTCTACCTACAAAAAACAGTTTATATTCGCCGTAAGGCAGGCTTTCCCCTCCAAGTTTAATAAGCACTCGACGATTATGCCAGATATATTTAGCAGAAGCTTTATCAAAAAACCCATCGTTCGACATATTAAAACTACCAAAATTAAACTTATAAGTACCATCCACAACATCATCAACTGACAAGCTAAGAGGCTGCAAACTATTCAAAGTCATCAAAGGATAGTATTGATGACCCTCAAACTCGACAGGTTTAGAAGAAAAATACTTCCATAGAAAAGTCACAATAGTAATTGTTGTCGAAGGACTGCTTAAATCATCATCATCAAAAGCATGAACATAAATTTTCTGTGCAAATAAATCAAAATAATATGTACCCGCAGTTGCCTTTACCAAAGCTATGCTAGTTTTTACAACCAACTCTGCGCCATCATCCGTACAAGCATTTATCGACTCTTCCGTACAGGCATGAGAGTAGGTATTACTACCTTCTGAAGTCCAATCAGTGCCACAGGGCATTTCTAGCCCCAGATTAAATTCGACTAGAGCTATAAGGTCTGGATTCGGTAAAGCAACCAGCTTCGCCCATGTATCAATCATTTTACCTTGCCTTCTCCCACATTAAAGTAACAACCTTTGTGTACGCATCTTCTTGGACACGTCTGAATTTATCTCGAAAGAGAATGTATTTCATAGTCTGCTTAGCCTGACTAGCATCTCGCACAAAAACCAAAGGATAACGTTTCAATGTATTATTCCAAACAGTCTCCATCTTCGTCTCATCAGCCGACTGACATGTATATTCAACTGCCTCAACATCCATCTCATACCCTACAGTAATATTCACATATCCCTTCTTTGAGTACTGTTTAGGACTCACATCATCCAAATCCTGAACTGCGCCATACTCATATCCGACACTCAACTCTTGGTAATCTCCTAGAAGGAAAGCCCCAACCTGTATGTATCCTAAAGGATTCTCTCGGTCTCTAATATAAACTCGATACTTACTTGCCGACTTCTGAGTAAAGAATATAATAGCTCGCTTATTTGTTGAATCATATTCAAAATTACCAATATCCTCCCACGCACTCCCCGTATACCGTTGGAGCTTCAATATCTGATAAGCTGAAAGTAAATTCAAACCAAATAAAGCGCAGCCTATAGTAGTTATAGCTGACTGGTCATAAGACTCAATCTCAACCGCAGCCGCACTATGAATCCTTGGATAATCTCCAGGATAAGAACTGCCTCCTGTATCATCTGCCGTAACGTTATATCCAATAGTATCTCCAACACTATTTGCTGAGTTCGTGCCTGACTGCCATAAAATAGTAAATGCTCCGCTCCCTGCAATTGTAAATTTGTTTGAGGTATCCGAATAAGTGATTGTATAAGTAAGACCTCCTACGGCATCCATCCGAGTTTTAATTTCCGTACATAATGAAGTTGCATCATATGTGCCCGTAGTTAAAATTGCAGTAAGCTCTCCCCCACCTTCATTAAAATCTATATATTTATTAGTATCAGTTATCTCGAAAACTCCCCATCCTGAATTGGCTCCATACTTGCTTCGATAATAATAATCTGACCAAATATTTTGAATTTTGGTGATTGGGTGACTAGGATGGTAGTCTGTAGAAACCAGAGGAGTTAGAGTACCATCCCTAACTATTTTGTCATAAAGAAATCTTTGTGCCATTAGTAAACTCCTTCCCCATCTACCTCTATGTCACCATACCTGGCTCCTTCTCGGATAAAAGGTAGAATAGCAGTATAAAACATATTACCATCAATAGACACCTGTACCTTCGCCATACCTCCACCTTCGCCGCCTCCTAAAGCACCAGGAATACCGCTTCGACCACCAAAGAATCTTGCCAATGCCTCATTTAACTTGCTCGGTACAATTGCTTCCCCTGCATGAGCACGAACAAGCCCGCCGCTACGTAACTGAAGACCATGCTGAGCCCCAGGAGCATCTTTAATAGCATCTTGGATTTTTCTCAAATATCCCCGCAGCCTATTCCCCAAATGGTCTAGTCTCTGTTTATTATCAAGTCTAATTCTTTCCAAAGCAGATAACTGCCTTTCTTCAAAAGGTTTTTGAAACTTAAGACCCATTGCACGAGCTTCTTTAATAGCTTTGCTAATCCATCCAGGGAGCCTAAAACCTTGCTCCTTCGACTGATACCACATCTTCTGCAAGAATGGATACATTGTACGAATCGCATCCTCCCTCTCCATTCCAAATCCACCTTCTTCTCTAGGAGCAAGAAGTCTCTTCCAATACTGCTTACCCTGACGACCAATATATTTAAACATATCTCCTGTCAACATCGCTGCGTCACCCAACCCTGAAACTAAATCAGTCAAGCCCTGAATAGCTTCAAAGAATTCAGGTTCCCTTCCTATTGCTCTAAAGAGTTTAAAGAATGGTCTAAGTTCTTTAGGAATTTTCAGACCTAAAATTCTATATCGCTCTATCAAAGCATCAAGTGCTGGCTTCATTGCCTGCATTGCTTCTATCATAGGCACACCAGCCTTTAACATTGCACCAAAAGTACCCATAGCGATTATGCCCAACCGCTTTAACTCTCGTCGACTAGCTTTTGCGGTATCACGAATTTGACCCATTACGTCACCTATCTTCACACCTACCCTATCTAATGCATCATAATGTTTTTCCAGTGCCTTCTGAAGTTCTTGGTAGTCCTTACTGCCTTTGGTCTTAAGTTTATCTATCTCCCTTTGAAGTTTGATATATTCATCTGAGCCCTTTCTTAGTGTCAATAGTTTCTTTTCTAATGCAGCTATCTCCCTCAAATCTGCCTTATTCTGATGCCTCAGTGCTCGTGTCGTCTCCTTAATATTATTAAGAATCTCTTTTCTTCTTTCTTTCAAATCCTTTAGTTTATCGTTGAGCTCTATTGCATCCTTTGCGACATTTAATATCATCTTATGAAGACCTTCTGCTGCCTTAAATAATTTGCTCTTCAAATATTCATAAACTTCTTTAATATAAATTCCAGCTTCCAGCACATGTTGAATCAACTTACGCATTGCTCGTGAGCCTTCTGTACCCAATTCCTCTGCTGCCTTAACCATCTCTGCAAATGCCTTTCCAAACTCCCTCGCACCGTCTGCGGTGTCCAACAGCCCATCCTTCATTCGTTGTAGCATATGATGCATCATATCAGCGTATTTCTGGAAGTTATTCATATTAATTCCAGTATCTCGCATGATATCCGAAAGAGTTAACATCACTGCATTAGTGTAACCTACCGTCTTACTAAGTTCATGTATTTTCTTGGCTGTTGAGTCAGTCACGTCTCCGTACTTCTTCAACGAACTTATTACATTTTTAATTGTCTGCTCATACTCTCGCTGTTTCCTTGCAGCCTCGTCAGCAGCTTTTTGTTCTTTGCTCTTTCCACCAAAGAGGGATTTGAATACTGAAATAGCCGTAGTAGCAATACTAATAGCAGTTCCAATAGCTCCAGAAATCTTCATAATTCCACCCAACACTCCTTTTTCTTGACCGCCCTGCTGCATCAAGTCCAAATTCGCTTTTACTGAATTTGCTCCCTTAGCTACAGCATCCAGAGCATTTATTATATTAAAGAGCGTACCATGAGTAATCTGCATAGTATCTGCAAAATCTCGAAGAACCGCCACGAGACTGCTCATTGCTCGTGCAAACTTACCCAACCCTGCAATCCAATGGTCTAGGATACTGGGGTCTAATCCTGTCTTTATATCATCAAAAAACTTTTTCCATATCTCTCGAAGCAGCTCTATTAATTCTACATTCTCAACTCCCCACTCTGCCATCAACTTATCAAAACTACCATACATTTTCTCTACCATCGCTAGTCGTTTCCACACGTTCTTTTGCTCGGACATAATTAATTCTTTTTGCGCCTTCATGTGCTCTTTCAACCGACGGAGAATTGAAACCTCTTCTGCTTTTTCCTCCTTCTTAAGCAATAAAGCCTTCTGTTGTATATACTTCAGCATAAGTTCAAGAGTCATCCCATGAGCTTTAACCTGTACCTGGAATTGTTTATCAAACTTCTGTTGCATTAGCTCGTTTTCTTCCTGTGTTTTTAAAACTATATTCTGAAACTTCTCAGCATTCAATTCATTTTCAAATGCAGCAACATCATTCTTAATCTTCATAACCATATTAGCCCCTTCTTGTTCTGCTTTAATTGCCTTCTCAATTAGTTTAGTTCGTGTATCGCCGCCTTTAGTTAAGAGTGCAATCATTTGCTCAATTACTTCTCTATATTTCTCAGGAAGGAACTCTGCATACCTTTCCCATACAGCCTTCATTATCTTCACATTCTCTCTTTTTGCTTCCACAAACAGCTTCATATCCTCGATGCCTCTTGACTGAGCTTCATGCCACTTCTTCGCCATCGCTTCTGCCATCCTAAGAAACTGCTCCTTAGTTGGAGCCATCTTATTCAACCACGCATCATATGTTCTCATTATATCTTCAACTGCTAGTTTATGCTCTAGAGCAGGTCTTTTACTAAGTGCCCCGCTAATCTTACCTTCCAATAAATCAAGCGTATCCCCCAACTTCGTTACATCAATCCCTGCTGCTTTCAATAAATTTAACAAAGGTAAATCTTTAATATCCCGTAACATTCTGATAGTTTTTAAGAAACTTTTTAACTGCTTCATATCAAATCTTTCAGTTACTTCATCAAGTCGCATACTTAGCATAGGTAGAAGTTCTTTCCAATCTCGCATTATATATGCCGCTTCCTGTAGTGATTTTTTCCTGTGTTTTAATACATCTATGTTCTTCTCCATAGCCCTAGCTACACCCTTCTCAGTGTCCGCAGTAATCCCTAACCCCCTTGCTACATCATTCAGAAGACCCTCAAATTCACTAAATTCAACGTTTCCTGCAAAAACAGCTCTAACTAAATCCTTCATGTCTTCCTGTATAGCCTTCGAAGGTTTTTGCCCTCTTGCCTTCTCCCAAGCAACATACAATTCTTTAAATAAATCTCGTGTGTTCGATACCTGCCCTTGTACCTGCAACCAGGACGTAAGCATTTCTATTCGCATAAACTTAGCTTCTTTTCTCAAATTTACATGGACTTCTCCAACATTATCTATTATCCACTGGAGCTCTTCATACTGTGTTTTGAGGTCTCGCACTCGACGACCCTCTTCCACCATTGCATCTATACTTCTGTCTAAAGACTTTATCCATCTATCCAATGCGGCTTTTAGGACAACATAAGCTACGGCAGCAACTATTATCCCCGTTCTCAACACTCTAAATTTATCAACTTTACCTTGTATTGCAGCTTGTTCTTTTTTATAATAAGTTATCCGTTGTGTTGTATTCAAATGTGCAATCTTTTGTTTCTGTTCTAATGCAACAAGAGATGCTGCATTAGCTTTATATACTTTATTGATAGAATGGAAGCGAACATACAGAGCTCCTAAAACCGTACCATACATAGCAAGCCCTGAGGTACCCTTCAACACAGCAACCGCCATCGCACGAAATTCCCTAACTGCAAACGCCATCGCACCTTTAAGCTCCAGCCAAGCACTAGCAGTCTGAAGAATCTGATTCCCTGTAGCCTTTAATTCATCAGCCACAGTACGAGTAATCTTAGCTACTGCTCGATTTACCTCTCCTCCTTCTTCCGTCGCTGCATTCACTTTATTCTGCATCCGTTCTAAATCAACCAATCCCTGACCACTTAAAATAAAAGCTCCTCTCAATGCTCTCTGTCGCCTGAAAATCATAGGCAGCAGATTAGCATACCGCTTTTCTGCCTGCTCCAACCGTTGCAAAGAACCTAAAAATCCCTCAGCTCTAAATGCATCTCGACCCCATTCCCAACCTAACTGTCTAAACATTTTAACTGATTTCTCTGTAGGTCTCAAAAACGAAATCATCATACGGTTTAAAGCAGTAGATGCCTCATTAACATCAAGACCTCTCTGCGTCATAACTGCTAAAGCTGAGGCCACTTCCCCAATACCTACTCCCATTGCGGCTGCGGTAGGAATAACTTTACCAATCGCCTCATTTAATTCATCAGCATGAAATTTACCCTCCATAACTGCGGCGAATAATTTATCCGAAACCATTCGCATGTCGTCAGCTTCTAATCCATAAGCTTTCATTATGGCAGTCAGAGTAGATGCTGCGGTTGCTAAATCAACCAACCCTGCTTTTGCATATTTTGCTGAAACCACTAACAGTTTAAAGGCTTGGCGGGGCTCGCTTACTCCTGCTGACATGATTTCGTACAGACCTTTAGTGAGGTCTATAGCACTTCCTAAGTGAGGGTCTAGTTGTAATAGAGCTCTAGTGACATCATTAAAGGACTTCGCCGACTGCTTATTCCGCATATCAACCAGAGTAGACACTTCAGCTAGACGAAGTTCTAGAGTAATCAAATTACTAATGAGTTTTCCCAACCCCGCAAAAAAGCTGAAAATGGCTGTGTACGTAGCAATACGCATCATAGCCAATCTTAGATAACCAAAATCTTTTATTGCTTTTCTGGTTTTATCTGTAGTTCGACCTAAAGCTGTAGACAAATCGTCTACAGAAGTTACAGCACCCCCCGTATCTATTGCAACCTTAGTGCTGGCAGTTTGTGAAAAATCAGGCATCCTGCATACCGCATGTTATGAAGTCCTCTCACTCTATCTTTTAACTTGCGATTGCTTCGCCAATGCTTTAGCTAACTTTGTTTTCTGCTCCTGTTTTCGATACTGCTCTTGTTCAATCTCTGACCTGACATCTTCTATCAAAATAAGTCCATCCCACTCACTCTTTGTTAGGTCATCTAACATAAAATTAGCACCGACTCTGCGTAAAGCATCTAAATAAAGAAGATGCCCTAACCAAGGCAAAGCCGCTCGATGACCCTCAATCTTATCCAAAGAAGTTTTTGAAAGATTCTTTGGACATCCTTCACAAACAGTTTCTTTATCCCTAGATGAGGCATACTTGGCGCACTTTTCCTCACCTGGACACCACTGCCGACCCAATTGCTCTCCAATGATAACCTTTGCGGTCTCACGAAGGAGAGCTTTGTCCAATCCCTTTACTATTTTCCCTCTTCTTCTTCTTCCTCAACCGATGAAGAGAACAGCTCCCGAATCGCTTCGGCTTTGTGCAGTGCTGAAATCTTCTCTCGCCACTTCTGAGTTACCATAACATCTTTTGTATCATACTTGTATCCTTCGACTTTCTGAATAAGCTCATCAAAGAGCCCTACAAGAGGTCGGATATCCGTTGGAACCCAAATAGCACTGACGTTTCTCTGCTTAGTTCGAGCAAACTGCATCCTGCTAGACATACGGCTATGCTTTACATAATGTTTTTGACTCGGAACATCAAAATGAAAAGTAAGCGGATAACGTTTCATATCCTGCACAGCTTCAAACTGTAAGGATATTTCACCTTCCTCCAGTTCAAAACTATCACCAGTCACAGTATCCTCGCTAACATCAACTCTGTCAAAAATCATTAAAGCGGCTATCGCACCGAGCTTGTGAGGTAGCGGGATTCGGTCTTTCCAATCATCGAGCTGCATCACATCTTGACCTTTAACTGTGTAGCCTTTAACCTTCACAATCATATCCATCCAGAACTGAGCGTCTTTCTCCTGAGTTGTGTTTGATGTTTCAAATATGTCTCTGCTTTTACTCAATCCCAGTTGAGTACTCCCTCGATAATAAGCAAACCAATCCTCAGCCGTAGGCATCTTAAAGATATGAAAAGCCTCAGCCCTTTCAGACCCTTTAGATGCGATGACTCTAGCAGTATACTCTTTGGCAGACAAGTTGTACATATCTCCCTCCTATATTAAATTTAGCATCTACTAAGTTGTTAAGTAGCTTGCTGTTTCGTTACGTACCTCTACCTGTACAAGAGGCGCAGGCGTATCACCAGACTTATATACCACAGTTTCTTCATCAAAAGTAACTGCATAAGTCCAGACACCATCACCTTCCTCAATAGGTACTGCACGATAGAGCAGACGTGGAAAGCGTAATCTGAGATAATGCCTATAGGTATTACCACTTGTGTAGTCACCCTCAGCGTAAATCTCAAGAGCTAATTCAGTCTGATTAATGAAATCATCCAGCAAATCGGCATCGGCATCATTAATATCCACAACGAGAGTGGGAATAATTGAACGAGAACCAATCTCTAAACGACCCCGATACAAACCGCTTGAAGGAAAGTATCCCCTACCTTCTCTTGGGTTATTAGCGACAGCAACAGACCAACTACGAACTCTTGTAGTGATATTTTCCGCAGCATCCCCTAATTTAATCGTGGCGTAATTTGAAGCAAGATACGACACTGTAGTTAAACTAGGCATGCTCAAAGCCGAACTAGCAGTCTTACCACTTCCAATCATCTCTGTGGTCAAGTTAAGGTGCTCAAATCCTTCGGCTGTAATCGCAAGATTAGAAATAGCCATAGAATAGAGCAGCCTCTTTATTCCTGGAGAGATAGCTTCCACAATAGAAGTAACAGGTAGATTAATATCCCCCGTCACATCAGGGTCAAAGAATGTAATCGTGTGATGATAAGTAGTAGGATGTCCAGATGCATCAGGCTGAGTTGTCACAACCTTACCCATTGCAAAAGCAAGAGCCCATCCTAAGATGAATGAACTTCCATCCATGCTTCGGGTAAGACGAGTATCTCTGGCAACTTCCCAAACCTGCTCAGTGAACTCATGTCCTTTACCATAAGTTTCCTTATCAGAACGAATCTCCTTTGTAACCTCAGCGACAGTGGCTTCTCTCACTGCATGGGCTTTAGTCAAATCACCATTATCCACAGGAGTATCATAATCTGACTGTTTCTTTGTAGAAAGTGCCCATTGCATTTCCTCAATTCTAACTGCATCATAGCCAGGTAATGTCATGGTCTTATTCCTCCGTTAAAAGGTTAATATCACTCTTCTTTTTTGGCTTCTTTCTTTTTTTCGGAACTCGTTCAGCGTAAGGTTTTAGATATTTTTCAAATATCTCTTCATCCATATCAAATCCCGCAGGGTTTAAGCCATCCCCTCCAATAGAAATTGAAAAGTTAGGAGTAGCAATTGTTAAACTATCTCCCACGCCTTTCTTTAATCTTAAATGTAGTGTTTTACTCATAACTCACTCCGTCATTATAATAATACCCTTCTTACACTCATTTGTCAACCATAACCATCCATATTTAACTCAAATCTACGAATCGTTCCCCTCGTGGTTTATATTTCATATGAGCCTCAATTAAATGTACATCGCTCTCCGCAGACGTTAAAATATCAAATTTAGCGGGGCTATCTAATTCAATCAATCCAGGGAGTAGTTCTATGACTCCTCCCAAGTTATTCTCATACAGTGTATTATAAATATCTTCGTACATTGCTAAGATACCAACCTTCGGTGGTGTTGCACTAGGACTATCAGCTATAATCGCATCCTCTTCTGTATACAATATCTTTCCTAAAAGAACCAAATCTATGTCGTTTTGTATCCAACGTTGACTAGCTGGATAAGGCTCAGAAACAGCAGACACAGGACTAATAATAATACAGTAATAATTAAAATCAGGCATGTTAGCTCGATTATACTTCCGAATAGTTACCAAATCAACATACGGTAACGCACTTGCGTTTGATAACTCAGTCTTCAAAGCATTATAAACTGCCTTAGGAAATAATGACATTAATCCTCCTCTTGCATATAAATAAAAATATTTACCGCACTAATAGCACATGGCGTATCATAAAATTCAACAAACTCTAAAGGAGTATTCGATAAAGCTGTTCGCTTACAAATCCCATCAGGATAAGAAGAGCAGCTCAAAGTCAGATTATCCTTTATAATAGTACGTACTAAACGAGCTAATGTATAACTATCAAACTCAGCATCCGCTTCACCTGTCGCCGCATCTTGTACAACCGCTCCACAAATTATTTCTTGAGATATCTCTACATACTTATCCTTCAACTCTCCAACTTCTGCATCATCAATAATAAAATCACCCAAAACAATAAAAGTATAAATCTCTTCAGTTCGGGGTAAAGGTCGAATCGAACTCAACAGAACTTTATCACACTTTTGATAGAGAGGCATTCCTGATACCATATTAGCTTCTAGTATCTCTTTCAGTGCTTTTTTATGTCTTAATACACTCATTATCGGAATGCTCCTTCAAAACCAGTCCTTACTGATGCATTAATAATTGTACGAACATATCGCTGAACAGCAGGCATCACCTTTTTAAACAATGCCTGAGGTCTCTGGCCTCGAATAGCTTGAGCTGAGACCCACCGACTTTTATACTGCCAAGCCAACCGCTTAGCACGAACTGGGGTTATCATCCCCCGCCCTGCATAAATTCCCGTACCTAATATAACGTAAGGTGGATAAAATGCTCTCTTCTGAGCAAAGTCTCTCTTTCTCCAACCTAACCGAAATGCAAAGCCTCCTGCACTATAAATACGCAAACTCCAATACTTAACTTGACTTCTCATAAAACCCGTCTTAACAGGAGTAATTTTTTTTAACTCTTTAGCTGCAAACCT